GGCATAAAGAATATCTGATCCGTAAACAAAACCAGTACTCACATAATTAAAAATGAGATCATTATCTTTACAATACTGAAGAACATCCAGAAGTACTGTCAGATTAGTTTTTACATCTAATTGCAAATCATCAAATACATTATAATTTGAGATTGTACTGATTAGATAAAGAATATTTTTAGACTTTGGTTTTCTTTCTTCCCTAGGAATTTCAATTACATTATCTGGATACATACCACAAAAAGTACCACCGATAAAACCAGTAGCACCGTAAACAGAAATTTTATCAGACATATTTTTCGCAAGTGATAAATGTTTTTCCAAGTTTATCTTTTGGAGAGAGAATTGGTTCGTTCACAATTCCCCAATCAATATTAAGAACTGAATCATTCCACAAAAGAGTTCTTTCATGTTCTGGATAATAGTAGTCAGTAATTTTATAAGTTACCTCAGCTTCATCAGAAATAACATAAAAACCATGAGCAAATCCTGCAGGAACCCAAACCTGTTTGTCATTTGAATCTAACAAAATTTTAGCATACTTACCAAAGGTAGGTGAATATACACGAAGATCTACAATTACATCTAAAACAGTTCCAACTGTGCAACGAACCAACTTACCTTGCGGATTTTCTATTTGATAATGAAGTCCCCTCAAAACTCCTTTAACTGATCGAGAGTGATTGTCTTGAACAAAATTCTTTACTCCAGTGATTGCCTCAAATTTTTTATCATTAAAAACTTCGATAAAAAATCCGCGATCATCTTCAAATTTATTATTTGTAATGACGTATGCGTCTTTTAAACTAGTTCCGATTGCGTTCATACCATTCAATAGTTTTTTCTAAACCGTTTTCAAGATTAAAACGGGGTGTCCATTTTAATTCGTGACGAATTTTTGTAATATCCGTAGAGTAGCGACGATCATGTCCTGGCCTATCTTCAACATATTCTACCATATTCTCTTTCATATTCATACGATCAAGAATTATACGAACCAAGTCAATGTTGCGAATCTCACACTCTCCGCCAATATTATACTTTTGTCCAACTCTTCCCTTCAACCAAACTTCACACAATGCTTCACAATGATCTTGCACATATAACCAATCCCGAATTTGTTTTCCATCTCCATAAACGGGAATTTTTTTCCCCTTCATCAAATTACTAATAATTTTGGGAATCATTTTTTCAGTATCTTGTCTTGGACCGTAGTTGTTAGAGCAATTCGTAATTACAACAGGAAGTCCATAGGTATTGTGATATGCCATGACAAAATGATCCGATGCAGCCTTTGATGCGGAATATGGATTGCGAGGAGAGTAATTAGAATTTTCTGTAAAATATCCCTCTTCAATTGAACCATAAACTTCATCAGTAGAAATATGCACGAACTTTTCTACTTCATGTTTGCGAGACAAATTTAAAAGATTTACAGTTCCATTAATGTTTGTATGGAGAAACTGAGAACAATCTTCAATTGAATTATCTACATGACTTTCTGCTGCTAAATGAAAGATTGTTTTTGGTTTATGTTTTTTAAAAATAAATTCACAATTATGTTCATCCGCAATATCTGTAGTATAAAACTTAACAGAATCTGGAATATTGTGCCAATTTGCAGCATAAGTAAGTTTATCGATGCAAACAATTTCTTCATCAACAGTTTTTACTAAATGATGAAGTAAGTTACTTCCAATAAAACCTGCGCCACCTGTAACTAGAATCGTCATGACTGATCGTTTGTAATCGAATACTTTTTCAGAAGTTCTGGAGAATATTGTTCTAGAATTTTTACATCAATTTTTTCTTCTCTTTTTTGTTTTTCTAAAAGATAAACTCTATTTCTAATTTCTGTTGAAGAATATTTATGCTTTCTCAGATGAAAGAAAAGTTCTATGCCATGATCGATGCAATATTGTTTTCCAGTAAAATCTCTATCTTTATATTCTTCACTTAAAAATCTGACATGAATTGTTTGAGTTTGAATTAGATTAAGAAGATCTTCTTCTGTTTCGTAGACTAAAATTTCATCAACATACTTACAAGCTTGCAACTGCACATATCTTTCATACACAGATTGTGTTGGTTTATTTTTAATACCTGGACGATCAATGGTTGGATCCACTTGAAGTGCAACTTTTAGATAGTCACACATCTCCTTTTCCATTTTGAGCATTGTAACATGTCCAGCATGAAATAAATCAAATGAGCTGCAATTAAAACCGATTTTCATATGTAAGAAGCTTTTGTTTGATTATACCAAAAAAGGAGAGTTTATGCAACTCTCCCATTAGGTCTTTCATGCACGCCACCAATTCTTTGACTGGAAATTGGAAACCAGGCGGAGAAAGAATTCCCCATCCGCACCACTTGCTCTTTGAGGAAGCAAGAAACCTAATAGGGTCATATTTGACTCCACCACCTAGTTTTACTTAACTAGGAAAAGTTGTACAACTTTTGATATCTCGGAAATACCAAAGAATGCACAAAGGAATAGGACATCCCAGAGTTTAAGTTTAATTGCAAACGGTATTGTGAGTAATCCTCCAACACATTTTAGAATTAAACCGTATTTAAAATCTCCCCATAACATGATTTGATAACCAATAATGAGAAGAAGGTTGCCAATGTATCTTAAGATACTTGCTTTAGACATTAGGGGTTTGCTCCCGACCAGTGCTGTTAAAGTCCATCCGTGACTATTTAATCCCAATCTAAAATGTCATCATCTTTAACGTAACAAGGAACACGATCAGGATCTAACCATTTCGCATATTCAATATCCTCCATTGCAGTAGAACATTGTAGCACGTTATCAAAAAGATAAATGTCATTCCAGCGTTTAGTGTATTCATTTTGTTTTTGCATACGGTAATCAGGTTTACCGTTGATTTCAAGAATACCTGCTTCAATGAAGCGATATCCCTCTCGTTCCAGAAGAACTTTTGTCATGCAACCTCAACAGTTTCAAGATCAGCAAGAACATACTCCATAAGCATCTCATAATCATCCAGAGGATCACCAGAGAATACTACGCCTTCATTTTCATAGAAGCGACGAACCTTTTTATAAAGTTTTGGATTCTTTACATCAAGGTAAAAATCGCCGTTTGCTGCTCCACGGAGGGTTTGAACGTCTTTCTTGAATTTTTCTGTAAGAGTCATTGTTTTGAGTGTTGACTTTGTTATTATAAGAAAATAGAACTTGAAAGTCAAGTAGGACAGTCTGTTATCTGTCCAGTGCTCCTTGCGTGGATCGAACACGCCTCAGGCGAATTATGAGTTCGCTGCATTCACCAGATTGCTAAAGGAGCAAGGTACGAGTGGGTGGATTCGAACCACCTCAAAGCCGCTAATCTGGCGGAAAGAGTTTATAAGGCTCCTCTGACTACCAAGTCTCACTCGCATAAAAGTTACCTTGAAGCAACATATAGGTATTATATGTTGCCTCGACTCAACAACCTTCTTCGTGATCGGTATGGATTTTAACTATCTCTTCAAAATCCAAATCTGATTCTTCAAATATTTTTATAACTTCATTATAGGGAACCATTATAGCATTTCCATGCTCGCTTCGTATCAAAAATGATTCACCATTTTGAACTTTATCTATTAGATTATCAAAATCTGCTTGAAATTCTTCGATTGTGAATGATTGAAGTTTGGTAATTTTTTGATTCATTTTATAAAGTAAAATTTTATGAGTCGGGCATAAAGGATTTGAACCTTTGACCTTTCCGCCCCAAACGGAACGCGCTACCAAACTGCGCTAATGCCCGATATTTTTATACTATTTAAACTTTATCTCGCATTTGATCGAACCACTTAGATCCAGAAGATTCTGAATCCTCAAGAAGAAATTTTTCAACCTCAGCAAAAGTTTCAAAAGTTTTAATTTGATTTTCCAATTCAACCCACCAATAGATAGAATCTTCTGTTTCCTCGCCACTGTGAGTTTCTGGAATGTCTTCTTTTGAAACACATTCAATTACAATATGAGTATCCCGTCCATGTCTTTCTTCAGCGGACACAATAACTCTTGAAATTTCCAGATCAGATAATAGAGCAGCCATATCAGTCTTTTTTTGAATGTACGATTATTATACCCATTATTGGAACGACTGTCAACCCCATTCCAAGAATGAAAAGGAATACAGTATTATTTAACAAAGTTTCTACAACGTGAAAAATCATGACACTAAATTTATTTTGATCCATGGTAGTAGGGGTGGAATAACACCTACTAGTCTTAAAAGTCCCTCAGCAAATAAAGCAAGAACCACCCAACCGACGCACATACTAATGATAGAAGCATTACGGTTGTGTCTTCGTATAGCGGCATCAATCATCTCCTGAACTTCAGAACGACTTACAAATTCATCTTGTTCATGCATCATTTTTCATCTCCAAGATACTTTGCAAGAGGATCTCTTCTGGTTTTAACGATTTCAACTGCTCTTCTATAAAACATATTATTTGTATTACCAGAAGATTCAAAAGTTGCTTTAATTTTCACCCAGTTATCATAAGTATGTTGATCCATGGGTTTTGTGCATATTACTATTATATACTAATTGCACAAATTTAAACGTCAACAATTGTGTTCAATCTGTAACACTACTGAAGAAATTGTTAAGTTCGTAACCATTTAAACGGAGAGTGGGCGAGTCGAACGCCCAAGGGCTTTAACACCTCAACGCTTTTCAAGAGCGGTTCCGTCGCCAATCGGATTGACTCTCCATAAAGAGATTCATCGAATCTCAAAATCCAAACGCTTTACTTTGCGTTGGCGTCTTGCCTCTTGCCAGGCAATATCTTGTGATGTTAGAAAGTTTTTTTGTTCTTTCTGCGTAGAGTTTACCATAACAACTCTACCCAAGTCAACTGCAGATACATTATCACCCCTTACAGTCATCATATTTGGACAACCGCAAACTTGAGTTTTATTTGTACTTGCAATCTCTTTATTGCAATCTCTACATCTTACGATAATCATTGTTCTTCATCCATTTATTGTAGATGTGATCTCAGCATCCATACAAATTTACCATGAGATTCCATTAAATCTTGAACTAAATTGGCAGTTGCATATTGCTTCTGAGATTCCGATTCTTCAGAAATCTCAACCATTAACTCACAAAACTTAGTGTTATTATCAAGAAGTTCTTGAAGCATTTCTCTTGCCCCAGTTGAACTTGCTGCTTCTTTAATTTGAGTTACCTCAAGCATTCTTGAAAGTGAACTCAATGGTTTAATGTTTAAGTATCTCATATGTTCGGAGAGTCTGTCAATCTCTTCAAACATTGTCTCATACTGTCCACCAAAGAGTTGGTGTAGTTGAGTAAAATCTTCCCCAACTACATTCCAATGAAATGCCCAAGTTTTATGAAATAAAACAAAAAGTGATGACTGAGCATCACTTAAGAGTTTGAACAGTTTTTCCATTATACTCTTTTTACAATATTTATGCAAGTGGGAAATATCGGATTCGAACCAATGACCGTCTGCGTGTAAAGCAGCTGCGCTACCACTGCGCCAATCTCCCGTTACCTCTGTCTAGGAATCGAACCTAGTTTCCAAGTGCATTGTCTGCCTGTCCTTACCAATAGACTACCAGAGGTTGTGGTAGGCGTTGGAGACTTTACCTATGTCCCCACTCTTGACATTCACTCAGACACAGAATACTAGGACTGAGGAGCGGTTTTGGCACCTACGAGCGGGGGTGATCAAATCCCCGACCTAAGTAAACTTAGGATTTAGAGGAAGTACCAGACATTTCCAGTCCTTCCAACTCCCCCTCCTGGATTCGAACCAGGGACCCTACGATTAACAGTCGTTTGCGCTACCGCTGCGCCAAGGAGGAATAAGAACCTTAAGGTTCAGAGCGAATGACGGGGATCGAACCCGTGACACCAACTTGGAAGGATGGGATGTTACCGCTACACCACATTCGCATATGAGACAATCATAAACCATTTAGGTTTGATTGTCAAGTGTCGTTGAAAGGACTTGAACCTTCACAGATTAATCTACTGGAACCTAAACCCAGCGCGTCTACCAATTCCGCCACAACGACAAGGCAGGCTCACCTGGAATCGAACCAGGGACGACCGCTTAGAAGGCGGTAGTTATATCCGCTTAACTATGAGCCCTTAACCTGTTTATCATATCAGTCCTTGGGACAGGTGTCAACCCAAGGAGCACAGATTCTCATAGGGGGTGCAAGTGTTTTACATGCATCAGTATAGCACACAGTCTCATCATTTAGTTCGTCCACATATCTTGGTTTATATTTCCTGTCATAATCGGAAATAATCCGATCATACTCTGGTGTTACATCACTGATTGCTTTATCAACATCCCTTTGAATTCTACGATTCAGTTTCTCAGAATCTTTAAGTATAAACTCATTAATGATAGTTTGT